AAACGGTGCAATTGGATCCATAAATTGCTGGCCCTCGTAGAACGTCTGCGAGTTGTATCTGCTCAAATACTGAGCAACTTGACCGGCCTGAGCGCTTGTGTACTGACGTTCACGCATGTCACTCTCAATCGCCTTCAGTGTCATCTGCTCACCCAGCTGAAACGCATAGTTATTGACGATCCGGTCAACAGAATTTCCTTCGACGTTCAGCGCTCTGACGGACTCCCTGGCCGACAACGCACGCCATGCGTATTGCTGCTGAGCCACAGCAGACTGCATTTCTGCTTCAGCCAGCTGGTTGCTCAGCGCTTGAGCGTCCTGCACATAAGCAGACCCGGCACTTGCACGGTTCTCAAAAACAGCCTGAGCCTGATCAGCCTCACGCAGAAGCTCGACGTTCCGCTGTGAATTCACATAAGCGCGATCTTGGTTGTAGTTGAACGTCTCCTGCCAAAACTGATATTGCTTATTGGCGTCTTGAACCTTGGCGTTGAATCCTGCCTGCCAAACGCTGAACCTGTTATTGGCGTCCTGAAACGCAAGATCATCTAGATATTGCTGCTGCTGTGCTGCACGTTTCCCAGCGGCACCCAGCACACCAGTGGCGGCATTGATGCCCCCACTGATCAACGCCATAGTTAATGGATCCATCAGGCAGCCCTCCAGAATTCGCTGAACAGCTCAGCGCTTGGCCCCATTGGCCGCGGGGTCGCAACACTAAAACCAAGATGTTTCAGCCAGCGAATGCTGCGCGTGTTCTTGGCATAGACATCATTGCCAATGGCCATGCCAGCGCGATCCAGACAGGTCTCGACCCATTCTCCACCTTCTTTGCACAGTTGCAAACGTCTCTCGCGTGTTGCGGTCAACTTCTCAGTGCCAAGTAACCAAATCCTATTGCCAGTCAAGCCCGTCAGAGCCAATGGCTCGTCATCGATGGAGGCAATGCAGCGGCACAGGTCAGCGTCAGACCAGCTCCCAATAACGGCTTCAGTGGGAGTAAGGCCATGACTAAGCCAGACCTCAGCCTTGTCTTCATCTCTTAAATTCAGCGCAATATGTAAAGCAGCCTCTTCTGTAGCTGCTGCCCATTTCATTGAAGGGCTTGGGCTCTTGTTGTCACCAGTGCAATCCATTCGCATGTCGAGAACTTACAAGGCATGGGTTTGTCACTTCTGATTTCAACAAAAATTTGATCACCTTGCCCGTAAATCGGCACACTAAAAACACCTTCGTAAAATCTTGCGCTATCAGCGTCCATGTTCGTCAAAGACGGTTTGCCGATAGACGCTCCTCGCACGCCTGAAATCGTGCCGTCATAGACATAAACCCCATCCTTCCTGTACTCAGGAATGACGTGCACTTCAAAAAACCCAGTTTCGTGGTATCGAAGCTTGGCCGTGCGGACTTGTGTTCGAGCTGAATTGACCGCAGCCTTCCCGCCGCCAATCTCTTTCATCATCTTGAACTTGGTAAATCGATATTTGAATTCATACGGCTCGCCACAAACGCATTCAACTTCTGTCCAGTCGCCCCTCCCTGTGATTGTTGTCCCGCTGCTTGCCTCTCCAATAAGAACCGGACCAGTAGATGTTTCGCTGGCCATATTCCACATTGACCAGATCTGAGTATTTGCGTGCATCTCATAAGGGACAGTAAATGTCGATGTATTTGTCTGCCTGTCGTAAGTAGGAGCAGCCAGCCTGACGCTTTCTGGCGTGCTGGTTGTCGTAGTCACCCGCCGATCAAGCAACATCGCATAAGGCGCAAAACTGGCGTCTTCCTCTTGCCGGTCCTTGACCTGCATCTTTTCCAGATAAACCTCTTCTCCATAGCGCACCAACAAGAACAACTCTTCTTGCACGCACAGCACCTGCAAAATCTCATCTGCACCGCTCAGCTGCCAATAACTCCAGCTGGACTGCGCACGCTCAACGCCCTGTCCTTGATTTCGGAAAAAGTATTTGTAGGTATAAATGCGGTCCCGAAAATCAACCCCTCCAATGCCAGCGCCAACCTTGCCGCTAATAGCAAACAGCGAGTTGCCAGTATCGTTAACCGTCATTTTGAATAGCTCTGACGGGATGTAGCTGCTCACATATCCAGTCAAATCTGCAGCGTCTGCCGTCAACGCAGTTCCTGCACCGCGAACACTGAACTCACGGATCTGCGACCATTCACCGTTCTGCTGAGCAAACATGATTCCGCCGCCAGCCTGTTGCGGCCTGACGTTGGTATCAACTTCAAACTGGGTAAGGACAGTCAGCTGTGCCGTTTTTGGCGTTAAGACTGTTTCTGCCGCGTTGAACCTGAACTGGTACTGGGCTGAAAAAAGTATTAACTCATCCTGATACGGAACCGCATATTTCAGGATAGAAACCCTGTTATTGCTGGCCACCAGATCAATGGGGTCAGTATCAAGAATTGTCGTAACCGTTGCTGGGAAGAACTTGAAAAACTCCCTTGTCTGACTCAGGATTACGTTTTCATCAGCCAGGAATCCAAGCCTGTTCTTGTAAATGAAAACATCGTTAATTGGAAACCCTACAAAGCTTGGGTCTGGTGCAGTGTCGTAATCACCTGCTGTTCGCTTGCCCCAGAAGGGTACGTTGCTGGGTATGCCGTCAACAGATTGATCATCAGCTGTGCCAAACCAAAACGTGCCATCACTCTTTCTGATCAGCAAGTGCGGCATTGTGTCTGCGTCTAGCTGATACTCAACGCCAGGGCTGACTGTCTCCAGCCATGAACCCTCATTAAATTCGCCATTGGGGTTTTCTAAATCTGCACCGCGTGGCAGGAACTCAACATAAAATCCTGTAAATTCATTTCCTGGATCTCCATCGACAGTGACTTGATATCCAATCGGCGCGATTGTTGGCAAGTCAGTAAATGCCTGAACGGAATCCAGAATTGCAGTGATGTCTGCATTTGATCTGGCATCAGACACTTCAACCGCAATCGGGTTAGCACTCTGTGCCCAGATAACAGAGCCTTGCTGAGTAAACGTGCACCCGGAGCCGTCCAAGCCAGAAATGATTGCTTCAGCAATTTCCTCTGAACTGATCCTGTTTTCCGTGACTGTTGTTCCATCTGCCACGACAGGCGCAACAGGCGTCTCAACTGAAACCTGAGAGCCATTGATATTGACCACATACGTTTGGCCATAGTTTGCAGCCCGCACCCAGATCAAGCATTCGTGAGCAGAAGGCCTCGCCTGTTCTGGCGCCGTCTTTGTCTCCATCGCTGTATTGACATTTAAGTTGCAGACAAAAGTGAAGTCAGCAACTGTTACAGCGCGAATCTGCGATCTGGCGTCTGTAACTGAATTCAAATAATCAAAAGCGTCATTGTCCTCCTGGACAGCCAATTCATTGCCTTCCAGGTCAAAGACCTGAATCGCGTTATTTGCAATAACCGCTAAATACTCTTCCCTTTGGTCTCTCAGGATGGAATGGACGAACGCATCGCCAAAAGGAGTAGAGCTGACCCTTGCCAAGGTTTCGCTGTAATCACGCTTTCTTAGCCCTTCTGCAATTGAAGAAACAGCGTTGACCTGAATCGCTCCCTGACTTGGATCTCTCTGAGCATCCGGTTGCTGGCTTACGCCCTGGATGAGTGACGGGATTGTGTAGTTGACGAGATTAGCCAATGACTGCACCTCCATAAACGCCGCGCTGCAGACCAGATCCAGCTCGATAGGTTGGCATCGGAGTTGCGCCTGTCAACGAGTTCGGCTGAGCCTGTTCGTATTCAATCCGCATCAACTCTGTCAGCGCAGCCTGCTCGTCAATTGCGGTGTAGTTGGTAACTGAGTCAGAGCCCAGCATCCGCGTGGAAAACACCCGAGCTGATCGAATAGTGACCCATCGGTTAAAGGCTTCAGGGCTTTCATCCCACGACAGCAGCCAAATAACGTCAGCCTCAATTGGTGCGTCTTGCTCGTCAATCTGAAAAGTTCTCTTCTTTTTGTCGTAGACCCTTGCCCCCCTCAGCACATAACGGCCATTGAGCTGATACGGGTTCACTGTCCAGCTGACCGCAGATCGCGGGACCTCAATCTCACCAGAAGTGGCATCTCGATCAAAGGGATAAGCGGTCTCTGAGTTCCAGGTCCAACCGCGCAGCTGGCCCTCCTTGGCAAATTCCAGCAAGATCTGCTCTGCCATCCGAGCGTCTTGAATCTGTTGATCTTCGAGCGAGTCAACAGGCATCTCACCAATGTTGGTGAGCAATACATTCACGGCGTCCAGCAGCGTTGTGCGCCCTGGCGTTACCGACTGCTGGGCTGTTCCCATTTGAACTCTGCACAGGTGCTCAGCTCATGTTAGGCGAGCCAAAAAAAGGGGCCAGCCGTAGCTGACCCGCAGATCCACTTTCTCCAGTTGGAGGGTAGTTCAGCTGATGCTGATGTTCGCCGCACACTCAGCGCGGAGAACGCCCATTCCAATCGACTGACGAGCTACGAGAAGCGTGCCCTGGTGAGAAATGTTCCAGTCCCCGCTGGTCACCTGCAGTGCAGGGGAGAGCAGTGACAGGACACCCATGCAATCACCGTGGAACACCAGACCTTTGCAGTTGCTCAGGTCTTGTGCGTATTCCGCGTTGTTGTCGCCAGC